CTGCAGATTTCTCTTCGCACTCGCATAGCCAAGGGGCTACACTTTCACATGATCCATAGATTTCCAGCAAAGAGCTGCATGTGTTACACTTCGTGTTTTCCATCGATATAACACGCTCCGCATATCTCTGAGTTTTTCATGCAATCAAGTGTGATGACATGGTCTTTACAATACTCACAATAAATGAGTATCATTCTTCTTCCTCCACTTTACTCGAGTAAATCCATCCAGAAGATGTCTTAAAACTCGGTAATGAATTAAGTGGATTAAAGGCCACGTAGGTCCATTTTCCGTCTCGCTTCACTCGCCAATATAATTTCGCCATGTTACACGCTGTGTTACATGGACTATAACTGTATCCCGAATAATCTTCGGTTAGCCGCTAGATCATATGCATCATATGCTAGCATAGCCCAGCCGAGCCCGGGAACTGCTCGTACTGCAAACTTTCCGCCAAAGCGTGCCGCTTTAGGAGCGTATTTTGTGCCTTTCATTGCGAATGCTCCAAATGATTCGCCCATTTGAAAAGCACGAGAACTTGCAATTTGGAATTCTTTTCTGCTGCGAGATGCTGCAGCGATTCCATATTTAGAAGCATCAAGTCCTTTATACGCAAAACTCATAATATGAGGATTTGACGTTCTAGTAAGTAACAATGGCATAGTAATATGTGCCAAAGCATTCCCCATTTGTATTCCAAAGTGAATGCCACCTGTGCGTCCTTCCAATTCTGAAGGATCGTCACGTATTCGGTCATAAGACCGCTGAGCAATCGGAGATGTAAATGGCGAAATAATCATTCGACCCACTCCGTTCCACAACTTTCACATACACAATGTATGATGGGTTGTTTTGGATTTGAATCATCTATGACATGCAAATCAATTGCGTTAGAACCGCATTTTGGACACATCGAAATCACTTCTTTCTTCGAGTGTTTTTCTTTTTCTTGTTGACAGCAACAAGTTTCTTGGTCGATTTAACACCGTCAGTATAACGGTATCGAACCATCTTTCCGTCCTTCTTGAAAGTCTTACCATACTTGTAAGCCATCAAAAGCACACTCCACTTACGTTGGCGATCAATTTATCGCTAATGCCCAGAAGATGGGCCAAAATCATCACACCGATCAATTCGATTCGGTTTTCTTTTACAGCGCACAAAATGCGTGCAGCTGCAGTGCCTGCTTGGGCAGTCTCTAATTCGGGAGTTGGTGTCATAATCTTCACATCTCCAACATGCTTTCAGCAAGGTATCCACGTGCAGGTCCGGGAACCAAATGCACGATGATTTGAACAGCACCTTCAAGGGCTGCTGTATCAATTTGAATCAAACCACAGGGGAATGCGCCGCCGGCTACCTGTGTTTGTGATTGTGTATTAGCAATACGAATACTGCTAACGAACTCGGCTTGATCACCGGTTTCGCCCGGATAAGTATCCTGATTGTATGGAAGTCCGTTGTTGTTAATCACAACATTTTCAAGAACTTCCTCATTGTTATCGCCCAAATCAAACATTCGGCGAAATACGTTGTTATCATCAATGACATCGGCAGGGACTGCAGGGTCATCGTTGTGTGGCGTACTACGAGAATTAGCATACGCCAAAATCAAACCTAGTGAGGCTGGATTTGCAATAATTGGTTGACCGCCAACCATTTGGAGGTATGGCTCCCAATTGGTTCCCGAAGCGGGACTGTTTGGAATCACAATTTGACTGTAATCCCAATCGGCTGCAGCGGCGTATGGGACGCCTGCTGTTCCAAGAGGTAGCAAGTTCGATCCAGTTGGTCTCGCCCTTGCATCATAATGACCTTGATCAAAGAATACTTTGAAATCATTATATCGGCCTTTTACGGAATCACTTCCTTCTAATGCCTCCTGCTGTTGCTTTCGCCAATGGCGAAATGCCTTTTCCCATGCATTCGATAATACCCAAGTTTCGGGTAATCGATTGACGGTAATATATCCGGCACCGGTACCACTGCCAATGACAGTGAATCCGCCAACTGCTACGTTCATACCTTGGCGATAAGCTCGCCGATTCACGATAGATGCACATTGCATGAGATCAATATACTGATATTGACCGATCGTAGGATCGAGGGTAAATCTCAGACTTTTAACTGCTGGTTCAATTTTGGCCATGGTGTTCCCAAAGATTGACGCTTAATAATATATTCCCCCGTAGCGCCAGCGGTCAAACTCTGTGACCTCCCTACGAATCTCTCCACCGTGACACTCGCCCCGGATTCCAATCTTCTTCGCCCTTCCACCGAAGGTGACATCCTAAAATCGTTGTCACTCGTTGTCCGGGTTTTTTCACTTCTGAGCATCTAACCACTGCTTCCGAAGTTTGGCCCCGATCTGTGGGACGAGGAGTCGCCCAATACGACGTCGGGGTTTAACTTCCACCAAAGTCTGTTGTAAGGAAGATTGTGCTGCAGATTTCTCTTCGCACTCGCATAGCCAAGGGGCTACACTTTCACATGATCCATAGATTTCCAGCAAAGAGCTGCATGTGTTACACTTCGTGTTTT